ACGTTATCGCGCGTATCACGAAAGTCATTGACCAGCGACTTAACCCAGAAGCCGATGATTGCGAGCATGGTGCTCATTATTACACCAAACAACATTTCTATCGTCACGCTTCACCTCCGAACAATGGCGGCGCCGGCTTTGGTTCGTACTTCGTCATCTCCAATTCCTTAACCCACAAGAACGCCGGATTGCTGCAATACGCTATCTCCTCTGCACTCAGAACCCATACGTCGTTGATGTCCTGTATAGGGTTGAAGTACGAGTCTGTCTGGAATGTCTGACCTTGCAGGCTCTGCGCTTGCTCTGGTGTAAGAACGCCTACGTAGGTGGCAAGTTCGGCAATGGGTATTTGTGTTAGTTTCATACGGCACGGCCTAATCGTTTTTGGTATAGGTCTATTATGTTGTACAATGTTTGTTGTTCTGTGGAAGTCAATCCATCTCCTACAGTCATTGAACTCATTGTGGCAGCATTATATTCAGGAGTAAAAGGAGCTTGACCAGCGAATCCCATGACCCTCATTGTAAAAGTGGGTTTTCCAGTTGCTGCAAGGGCTTGTGATTTTAACAATGAGCCGTTGTAATAAATCATCTCAGTAGTGCCGTCTTCCCTATTTTGTGCAAATAGACCTTTACCGGTAGTATTTACATCTGGTATCATAAATGGAGAGTATTTAAATAACGCACTGTTGGCCTTGCCTGATCTTATCGGATAAAATACAACTAGTGTAGCCAAAGCGTTAGCACAGCCGTGAGATGGTCCAGCGCCAGCAGTGCGCATATAAACAGATATGTTGCATGAATATCCTGATGTAATTGATGATAGATTTATGAAGCTATCAGCAACTGCATTTGTTCCATTGCCGATTATCCCTTCGGAATTATGTGTAAAACCTCCAGTAAACGACAACCTATAAGCCGCATTGACATCCCGCGGGTCTTTGAGATTCCATTTATGCGACGTCGCCGTACCACCAACAAATGGATATATGGCTTTCATCTTAGACCATAACCCAACACGCTTCAACGAACGCACAAGATTCACGATAGCCCGTTGCTGGTTCGTGTTGTATATCTGGGCTGCTTCCAAGAACGCCAGAGCATCACGATCTGTAGACGCTGTCACGCCTTTCGTAAAGTGTTGCTCAATGGTGTTATATCGTAGCGTCCGGACGCTCATCAGCTAATCTCGCACCCGTAAGCAGAGAACACAAGATTGTTTGCATTTGATGACCGCACCGTTATCACGTCCGTAGCTGCAAGCGTTATACCCAGCGTCAATGTCACCGAGTCATTCGCTGCAACCGTGACGTCGTAAGCTATGTAGTGTTGATTCGCTAGGGTTGCGCCTGCGGGTCTGATGGCGATACGATACGTGTAGTTAGTGGCACTGATGTTAGCAACGACAATAGTGCTCACGACCGTCGATGTTGCACTCGGTACGGTGTACAGCGTTGTCGCATTGGTATCAGCAGGAACAGATTGTCCTAGCACCTTGTAAGTATTTGGCATGTTACGCCCCCATCAGTAGAAATTCATTTAAGGTAGCGGCTGCGCTGCCCGTTGCAGTCAAGTCATACTCCGTGCCTGAATCATTCTTGGCGTAAATCTTTCCATCGGTCTTGGCGTAAATAACCAGCGATCCAGACGAAGGAGTAGCCAGAGAAGAACCCTGCTCCGTAAATGATGCGCCTTGACCGTTTACCAGCACGTCCGTGTTAACATGCTCGGCAAGCTGTGAAGGCCCGACGATTGGTCTTTTGTTTGCCATGCGTTAGGCCAGCGTTATTGGCATCATTGGCTTAAATACTACGGCTGTGCTCGATACGCCAATGCCGATTTCCTGCGACAAGTACCCCGCTGTTGTTGGAGCCGTTGCAGTTGATGCGCCTGCTGTCGCTCCGCTCAGATAGCGAGGAACGCCCGGAGTGATCGACGTGAGGCCTGTGATATCTCCGCTCAAATATACCGTCGCATTTGCAGGGCTTGTCACCGCGTCCAAGACGTAACCATGTGCGCGGCGTCCGTTACTTGCATCTGCCTTGCGTGCCTTGCGTGTTCCAGCATCGTCGTAGATATTTACAAGATCGCCTGCGCTTAGGTTCTCGGATGTTGCCATAACTTCCGTATCGGCTCCGATGCCTGAGGGCATCATCGACGTGTCAATTTTACCAGACGAATCTAGACCGATAATTTTACCGGCATCGCCTGCGCCTGCTGACGTTGTTGTTGCTTCGACTTCAGCGAGCTGTCCGCTGTTGTTCTTTATATACTTTGCTGCCATGTTACACCGTTTGGATGATTGTGTCGATGTCGATTAAAATTTTTGTTGCTGTAATTGCTTTTGCTACATGCACGACGATAGAGCCACCGCTCGGTGCTGTCTGTGTGAGCACTCCATTAGCGCCTAGGTAGATAGCGCCTTTCGTCCAATTCCATGAAGCGTCGGAGAGTTCGCCGGTAGTTTTTACTGTTACGTTTTCGCCAGTGTTAGCCGCGTTGGCACTAACGCCAATTACAAGGGCGTTAGCTAATGTATCTGGCGTAGCGTACTTTGCAAGGCCGCTAGAACCCGTTGTAATGCATCGTAGAGCGCTTATGCTAGTAGATGCTACTAGCGTCGTATCGATCGCAGCAGGAACGATTCCACCGCTTGCAATGTCTAGCGTAATATCGTAGCTCTGGATATTAACCGTTGGCTGTGATTGCTTAACATCTACAGTCAAAGTATCCTGCCTAACGTTTACAACGCTAACGCTCACTGCGTTACCTCTTCGTATACCGTAACATCGCCGCGCAACAGCTCGGTAACAACTCCGCTAATCGTTACTTCTAGATCCCATTTGTATTCTGTCGTAGTAGATAGTCCGGACGTTTCGGCGCTTGTTAAACTTATGGAGAACGTGCCGGCTGCTGCGCTGACGATAGCCGTTGTAAACGTAGCGGCAAGCGTTCCCGATACCGTGCGGATTTGAGCCGCAAAAGTATAGCCGGAAATGTTCGTAACGGCGCCGTTTACTTTGTATGTAAGCGTACGCGCAAATGCAGCCCCCTTACGGAGTTGCAAATCTACGCGCGCGCCTGTATTTGATAGCGTTATCATCTCTACCTTTTGATGAGATCACCACGAGGGCCGTAGCCCCCGTAGTCATATCATTTTATCCGACGATCAGATTAGCAGCGAGGCCACGCTCGGTAGCGTCGTCAGTTGTTGCAAGTCCGTTGTAGAGATGCGCCGTGCAAGCGCCGAATGTGCCTGTCGATCCATCGCCCGCTGTTGCTACAACGTCGATATAACGCTTGCGGCCCTTCAAGTCAATGAAGAAGCCGAAGATCTTGTTATCGTCCGTTGCTGTTGGCAATGCGGCGTAACCAGAAGCACCGTATACAGCGCCTGTAATATCAGCGGCCCCGCTCATTCCCGAATCGTCAGACTCTTGGAGTTTGAGCGCAGTCATTGCGATATCGGTAGCGCCGAGTGCGAAATATACCGCGAGCTTGTTAAAGCCGAAGGTATCGATAGTAGTTGTTGAGAATGAAGCGTTATCGACGATAGCCGCAGGCGGCGTTACGTTTACAACCTTCACGTTTTGCAAATTATTCATTCTGTTATACTCCTATTAGGCGTTCTTTGTTACGAGAGCTGCAAGGGCGCCGCGTGTACGTGCCGATGCTGTTGTAGATGCGTTGCCGATGTTCCACCAGTTTACACCGTAGCGCGCTGTTGATTTGTTATACTGCGTATCGGTCAAGAATCCGACTTCCTGCGAAGACGTGATAGACAGGCCGCGACGATCGCCGAACAAACCGGCTTGTGCTGCATCGCCGTAGAAAAGTACGAATGCGTTGTTCTCTGCTGTAAGTAGCGGCGTGTAGAGTTCGTCTGTAAATACAACCTCTACGCCGTTGAAGAACTGACGCGTAACGCCGTCTACAAGCTGCGTTGTTGTATTGCCGTTTGCTGCGGTGATGAGCGGAACAATCGTTCCGTACCATACTTGCGACGGAACATAGAACTTGTTATTCATGCCCGGAAACGTAGCTACCTTAGCTTGCGTCTTTACGATATCGCCGATTGTAATGCTTGCAAGTGTTGCGCCCGTTGCTACTTGGATACCGGCTGCGTATGCTTTGTGCGCGTCTGTTGTAAATGTACCGCCCGCATCCGTTACGAGCTTCTTGAATGACTCATTGATACCTACAAGGCCGTTGTATGTAGATGTGCCATCGCCCAAGAAAGCTACCTTGTCCTCTTGAACAGCGTGTGCGTATCCGTGATCCTTTGCAATCTCTTCGGCAATAGTAGCGTATGAGTCATCGCCGAGCTCGATTGTGTTTTGAGTAAGAGCACCGAACTTTTTAGCCGTGAGCTGTACGCCGCTGAACTGCACATCCGATGCTGTGTAGCTCTGGCCTTCGCCGAGTGCATATACAGTCGTACCGCCTACGTTGCGATTTACTGTACGTGTTTCGCTGTTCATAGATACTACGTCCATGATGCCGCGAGCTACGCCGCGCTCTTCACGGTAGTAAAGGATAGCTTGATCAAGTTCATCTACAACTGTCAGACCGCCGAGCGAGTTGTTGCCCGTGCTCATTGTCTTAACAAGCTGTACGCCGTTCTCCTTGCACCACTGCGCCGATGAAGCATCGCCTAAATAAGCGGCTAC